CTTATCATGGATAGACATACAAGGTAGATATGAATTCATGGGTGAGGGAGCAAGCGAATGTGCTGGTGCAATCCGAGCAAGGGGAAATAATGACTGATGAAGAAATACACAACATTTATTTGCACATGAGTGGCAAAGCAGAAGGGTTGGTTGAAGCAACTGGCAAGGCTGACTTTCCTGTATTGTTTGCTAGAGCAATCCTTGAGTATGGAGGACTAACAAAAGATATGCAAAACATGGCATCTAAATCTACCTATAAAGAACAAATAGAAACAAAAGATGAGCCTGTGTGTAGGTTGCAGGAGCCTACGGTTGAACGTGCTTGGTTCACGATTGCTGAATTAAACGCATGGGCTGACAAGAAGTTATCCGAGAATCCGCATTGGGTAATGCCAAAAGATGAGCCTGAGCGCGATGAACCCCCACCACAACGCACATGGGTAGGACTGAAAGATGACGATGAAATTCCTTGGGATGGGGTCGATGCCAAGTCTTTTGCCAGAGCCATTGAAGCCAAGCTGAAGGAACGCAATACATGAACTCATATTGGTTTCAAACCATTACCAATTTAGCCTTGATTGCCGCTATTGTTTATTTTGTGATGAATGACCATCCTTGGTTTGCATTTTTTCTGTTTTGCGGATTAAGAGTATTGGGGGACAAAGATGATTGATGACATAAAGATGGCTGTTCTAACGTTTCTAGGGGTAATTTTGGCAACGTTACTTATTATTTCAGGCATCATTGGTGTCATGAGTTTGTTTGGCCCAAGTCATGAAGACATTGCAAAAGCCCATGCCATGCAAGTTGTCCAAGAACTAGATGGATGCAAGGTGTACAGGTTTTATGACAGGGATTACCACTACATCACACGATGCGGTGAAAAGGTGACAACACAAAAGAACTGGGATGAGTATTGCGGTAAAGCCTGCACCCACCACAGGACAGAAAACATTACAACTGAGGGAAATCAATGATTGAATTTACATATACAGAATTATTCCTGTTTTGCTGGGCTGTATTGGCCACAGGAGCGGCTTTTTACTTCAGGGATAGGGATAGGAGCCACGGGATGTTTGTAAAGGTTCTAATAGACAATAAAGAGGCCAGAGAAGACTTCTTTCAAAAGATGGACGAACACATTAAGGAAAACGCATGAATAAGCAACCAAGCGTTACCTTTGTTAAAGTTTTTAGTACTTTAGAACAGGCCGAGGATTGGTCAACCCAAATTGTTGGGCCCTCTGTAATCATTCATTTGTACAAAAATCAAGAAAATCAACTGTATGCTGTTTGTGACCAAGCGGGTATTGATATGATTCAAGAAACACTTGATGAAAACGCTTATTGGGAGAATAAAAAATGACGGACATTAACAAAGCTTTTGATAAAGCATATGAGGATTGGAAGAAGGACGCCCCCAACTGGGAGACCATGCCCAAGATGAAGACGCCTGAAGACGAGGAATTCGAGATGATATCCCGCAGGCAGGAGGAGTTGATAAAGAAGGCTGATTCACTCTCTGAGGAGCTGAGAAACAGAGTGATTGAAGAGGTAGCCCAAGAGATCGAGAAGTTCAAAGGCTTTGGGGAGGACACCATTGCATCGTTTACCGTTTATATCCGTGGGATGAAGAGATGACCAGAGAGCCACCACCTAAAGAGTTTTATCTTCATGTGGCCAAAAGTACATTTGAAGACCAAGAAACATTCGGACAAAAATATTGGAATTGGCTTTTCATGTGGGGATGGTATGAGCATTGGGTAGAAAACTATTGGTATAATGATTAACAAATAATTAAAGGAGCAAGGCAATGAGTAAACCAATGAGTGACTTCCAGCGTCAATTTTTGGCTCGCGGAACAGGCCAGCAGTTGTATACTGAGAACGAGTTTAACGAGAAGTTAAGCAAGAAATTGGCAGAGATCATGGCAGTGGCCATTGATACATCAAAGACCGCTGTAATGATTGAGAGACAGGCTTGTGCTGAGGTTGCATTGATGGGAACTGATGAGCCAGTACAAACGGAGACACTCCAAATACTAAAAAAAGAGCGTCAAAGAATCCATGACGCAATTCTGAGCCGTATACCAACACAGAGACAATGATAGAGAAGATCAAGACGTACAACGCCAAAGTGAGGGGGGAAGTACGCAACAGAAGGCTTGAAGTTGTAGTTGATTTTATTTACAAATGTACCGAATGTGGTACAATATGGAGAACTAAAGATGACACAAAAGCGCACGACTGCCGCGAAAAAGACGCCTGCGACCAAAAAAGTTGCTAAGAAGGCCGCGACGCAAAAGGTAGTGAGGACCAAGGCTGAGAACCAAATCGCGCCAAGGGTACCAAGGCCCGAAGAGATCCCAGACAAGGATTGGATGAATTGGGTGGAATACGCCCAAGCAAAGCTCAGATACTTGGAGAACAAGGTAGCGTCGCTGACAGAAGAGTTGGCCGCCCAGAAAGCCTCGAACAAGCGCCTGAACGACAGATTCATGCAGGGATAGCAGAATCAAAGAGATTAAGATAAACTAAAGCCAGTGCATAAGACTTTTAAAGGATAAGGGAATGCCTGACACAACACACACAGATGCGCCGCCAAAGAAAATGGGCCGCCCATCAAAATACTCAGATCATTTAGCTCAAGTCATCTGCGTTCGTATAGCAGAAGGAGAGAGCTTAAACAAAATCTGTAAAGATCCAGATATGCCAGAAAGAGTAACAATCTATCGGTGGCTGATGGAAAAAGAAGACTTTTGTAACATTTACACGCGCGCACGAGAAGACCAAGCCGACACAATGGCCGATGAGATTGTGGATATTGCCGACCAAATGCCCATGGAAACCACGGACAAAGAAGGCAATACAAGGTTTGACCCTGCGTTTATCTCTTGGCAGAAGAACCGCATTGATGCCCGCAAGTGGGTGGCCAGTAAGCTCAAGGCCAAGAAGTATGGAGATACGGTCAAACACTCTGGAGACATCGAGAACCCATTGATTGTGGACGTAATGGCCAAAGAGGTGGTGACCAGCTTGGTAAAAAACATAGAAATGAAGCGCCAGCTCCAAAATGCAGGCTGAACTTCTCGATGAGATCAAACAAACCCTAGAGGACCCTGAGATACAGGGACACTTGGCCAAACTGTCTCCTGAAGACTTGGCCGCCTTCCAGTGGAGGATGAACTGGCTCACAAGCGCCCATGTTCACCAAATAGAGCCACCAGGTGATTGGTACACCATCCACTTGGTCTTGGCTGGACGGGGAGCGGGTAAGACCAGAATGGCCGCTGAGACTATCGGCTGGTGGGCTTGGAGCCAACCCAAGACGCGATGGCTGGTGTCTGGACCCACAAGTGCTGACGTCCGTGGAACCTGCTTTGAGGGTGATTCTGGCCTCCTCTCGGTGATCCCTTCTATACTAATAAAGGATTACAACAAATCCATTGGCCAGATTACTTTGGTCAATGATTCCATGTTGATCGGTATTCCAGCGTCGGAGCCTGAGCGTTTCAGGGGTCCGCAGTTTCATGGGGCTTGGCTGGATGAGTTGGCCGCTTGGGATTACATTCAAGAGGCTTGGGACCAGATCCAGTTCGGTGTGCGCTTGGGTAAGAAGACCCGAATCATTGCGACCACCACGCCGAGACCAAAGGACCTGATTGTTGACTTGGTGGGCAGGGATGGAGACGACGTATGCGTGACGACCGCCTCGACCTATGCCAACATTGCCAACCTTGCGCCATCGTTCCAGAAGCAGATTCTGAGCTATGAGGGTACCAAACTCGGCCGACAAGAGATCCATGCCGAGATTCTGGACCCAGAAGACACGGGTATCATCAAGCGCAAGATGTTCAGACTCTGGCCAAACGGGAAGGAGTTCCCCAAGTTCGAGTACATCATTCAGTCTTACGATTGCGCCTTCACTGACAAAACAATCAATGATGCCACTGCCTCGATTACCTTTGGGGTATTCAAGCCAACAGACGGGCCAATGAGCGTGATGGTGATTGACTGCTGGCAAGACAGGCTTCAGTACCCAGATCTGCGCCCAAAGGTCAAAGAAGAGTTTGAGGTTGCCTTTGGTGAAGGAAAGAACAAAAAGCGGGTTGACCTGATCTTGGTGGAGGACAAAGCCGCTGGTATCAGTCTTATACAAGACTTGAGAAGGGCGCATTTGCCTGTTCACAGCTATAACCCTGGCCGAGCAGACAAGGTACAACGCCTGAGCATTGTCTCCAACATCATTGCCCATGGCCGCGTATGGATACCTGAAAGCGGTAAGAACAAGGGATTTGTGAAGGATTGGGCCGAGGGAATGGTCAGCCAGATCTGTTCGTTCCCTGAGTCAGCCCATGACGACTATGTGGACGCCATGACCCAAGCTCTGAGGTATTTGAGGGACAGTGGATGGCTGGATATTGACGGACCAGCACCAGAACCTTATGACGATGAAGATTATGCGGACAGCGGACGGTCAAGGAAGCGTGGTAATCCATATGCCATGTAAGCTAGACCCAAGACCAAATCATGGGCATAATATGGGAAACTCACCCCGAGGTGCCCATGGCAGATGACCAAGCCGCATTTGGCGTTTACCCACATTTAAACCTTCAACGCCGTCCTGAGAACAACAATCCAGAGGCATCTAAAGATATGCCGTTGCAGTTTGCCCGTGGTATGGTCAAGACTGGATTGGGAGCCATCCCCGACCTCGCACAGTTAGGTGCGGATGTATATACAAACTTGCGTTCACCCAAATTGGATGAGCTTGTCACTGGCAAAAAAGCTCCTCAAATACCATTCACATCCGAATACTGGGAGAACAAGCTTCCACTGCCTCCAACATCTCCTCAAGGCCGATTGGCTGGTGGGTTGGGTGAATACTTTCCTGAGAACCCTGTGCTTGGTGCTGTAGGTCATGGCATCAAAGGAGCGGCCAAGATTGCAGGCGAAGGCTTGAGCAGTGCGGCCATGGGTGAAGGACCAGACTGGTTGAAGTCCATTGTTCCCCAGCCAAACTTTGTGGTTAAGCCCAAAGGCGGCAACTGGTTAAACAACAGCGTTGAAAAAAGTTTGGAAGGTTTAAAATCTGGTGATCGTTTAGGCGGTACACCTGCCCAAATGCTTGACTTTATTGAGAGACAATTAAAGAACCCAGAATTACCGGAAGAAGGCAAAGAAGTTCTTAGACGGCAATTGCCACAATATCGCAAAGAAGCCGCCATCAACAACTGGGTTGACAAGAACCTTACTAACTATGTTAAGAAGGAAATGGCTACGCCTGAAGACCCAGTTCGTAAATTGGCAGAGCAAGATATTACGCATATGCCTGCCAATGAAATTGATTTTGCTAATACATTCTTACCAGAAAAACTTGCGGTGAAGCGAATGCAAGCTGGTTTTAATCCAAGTGATCTTGGGGCGTCAAATACCGCCAAAGCTTGGGAAAGGATTGCCGATGAGATGCTGAATGTTGGAACAGCAGGGCAACATACAAGGCCATTGACACCCACAGAAATTCGTCAAGGCTATCAGTCAACGGTAACTGACAATCCTTGGTTGACAAAACTTGATCCAAGCACGCCAGTCTACTATCCTGAAAACATGGATTCAATGTCAAGAGATCTTGGTTTTGACCACATTATGGATGTTCTTAAAGAAGACATAACAACTGGTCGTCTTCGCCCCGAAAGCCTAAAAAATGTCAGCATGGAGCAAGCTGTACGTCGTGCCCATGAGTACAACGAAGATAAAGCCAAGAAGATGGCTGAAGCCCAGATCAAAGCCACAGAGGGTATGCCAACTGTAAAAGAGTATCCAACTGGCCACAAGTGGATTGAATTAGCTCCTCCCAAAGATTTGCCTTCTGGACATAGTGTAGTCAAAGATGAAACTACTGGTAGCTACAAAGTTGTAGATGAAAATGGTCAAGACGCCATTCAAAGGAAGCCAAATAGTTTGGGTCACATAAATGTGCCATTTCATACAACACCAGAACAGGCAAAAGCAGAAGCCTTAGAGAACGACAAACGCCTTGAAGATGCTTTGAAGTATGAAGGCGACACGATGGGCCATTGCGTTGGCGGTTACTGCCCTGACGTTATTTCTGGTCAGTCACGCATTTTCAGTCTCAGAGATGCCAAAGGTGAGCCTCATGTAACTATTGAAACAGAACCAAATCCAAACCCATATCCTGTAAGTGGAGAAGCTTTTGCTATGCTTCCACAAGCAACTAAAGCCCAATATGGTCAATATGTTCGTGAATGGAGACAACGTAATCCACACATTGAAGATTTAACGGATGAGCATACTACGCAAGCGTTAAAAGAGGCTGGAGTTCCTCCACAACCTGATCGAATTGTTCAAATTAAAGGTAAGCAAAATCGTGCTCCAAACGAGCAATACCTCCCTTTTGTTCAAGACTTTGTAAAGTCAGGCAACTGGGGTGAAGTGGGTGATTTACAAAATACTGGATTGAATAAAGTTGGGAATCAATACTTAACTACAGAAGAGTTAAAACCTAAAATTGATGAAGCCAAAACTTTTTTAAACACACATCCTGCTTTTGAAACACATCGACAAGCTGATAGTGACCCAAATCTTCTACTTCATCCAAAAGTTCCATATGCTTTGAATGAAATGAAGGCGGTCTTGAATAATCCAGAAGAATATGACAAAGATACTTTGCCTAGTGCATTAAACGGCGTAGAAAAGCTTCGTGGAATATACGGAGATGCCCCGCAACCTCCAGTTGACTTGGGTACAGTAGGTGGAACACCAAACATGAAGAAGGGTGGCAAAGTCAGCATTACCAACAATCCAGACGCGATGTACATGGAAGTACAAGACCGCAAGTTTGCTGGTGGCGGTGCAGTGGCCAAGATGGTTGAGCAATATGGCCCAGCCTTCATGGAGCACGTTAAGCACTATGCCAATGTGATCAGTGAAATGATGCCCCACTTGTCTGCCCATGAAGTTATGAATCAAGCGACTGATGCGGCGGCATTGAAAGCTAAAGGCATGGGCGTGCCAGGTATTGATTTTCATGATCCACTAGCTCCTCCCAGCATGAAGATGTCAGAAGCTTTGGGTAACGCTGGGGCTGAGGGCAAAACTTTAAACTTTACCGAAGCTGACCGCTCAAGAGTATTTGGGGACAACATGGGTGGAGTTGGGTTCAGTGCTTTACAGCATTATTCACTGCCACACGCTCAAGCCAATACTGTTTGGGGATTTGGAAACAAAACCGTTGCTGAGAAAAAGATTAAACAGAACGATCCAGAGAACACAATTTGGACAACGTATGCAGGCTCTCCTGAGCAACATAAGTCCAATACTATTGTTGTCAAAGATGCAATTAAGACGTTGCAGGACGCAAACAACAAAGGGCAAGTACATCCAGAGCAGATCAGACTGATCAACAAAAGAATTCAAGAAGCAACAAACGAAAAAGGTAATCCATTATTCCCTTCTGACTTTGACATTACAGACCCAAATGCACTTAATCATGCCAATACATTTGAGCGTAGATCTGCTGTCAGTGATGCACTGATGGGTACTGGTGTTAAAAAGCCAATGATCAGTGTGGAGTTCAAAAAAGCAAACCCAGGGGTTCAATGGACCGACGCCTCAAACATTGGTGGCATCCTTTCCCGTGAGACCGAGCCAGTCTTGGCCAATGCAAATACGTTTGATGTTGGCCCACATTTGTTTGTCATGGACAATGGAATGATCCACAGGCCAGATTTGAATGAGGCATTCCCATATCAAGTGACTGGTAGCGACCTTGGCTTGAAGTTTGATCCAACTCCAATAAGAGCCGCCTCTCCTGAGTTTATAGAAAAGAAAGGCTACAAACCTGAAGACACAATCAATGCATGGGCCATGTCTCGTGGTAGTCCCAGCCAGTTTGTGTCTGAGCAATATCTGACGAACCTTCAAAAACAAGGTTATAAGAAGGGCGGCAAGGTTACCGTTCACCATCTTGACGGTGAAGAGGTACACATCATTGAGAGGAGACGGTAATGCCTTTAGAGTCACTGCTCACTAAAGCCAAGCCTTTGTACTCCTCACTTGAGGAGGCTTTGTCCAACCTGACACGCAACAAAGGGACAGGCGCTGAGTTTCTTAAAGAGTTGGAGAAGAAGCCTGGCGTCAAGAAGGCTGAGATTCAAGAGCGTGGGTTAGATAAGGCTTTGGGTAGTTTGCCTAAGGTTGATAAGGCTGAAGTTCAAAAGATTGTTAAAAAGAACCCACCAGCTAGAGTTGAAGTCAAAACCAAAATGGAAAACCCATATTTGCATCCAGACTTTAATGAAATCAGAAATGAAGTTGTTGAACAGCATACGCCACACGATGATTATGGCAGACCAATGAGACGGTTTAGTGAAAGCGAAGCTAATGAAATGGCTGTAGACGCTTTAGGTGGACCAGCTCAATATTATGAACATCAGTTGCCAAATAATAAGAATTACCGTGAGATGTTATTACAACTTCCTGAAGATCTCAATCCATACAAAAACTATTATAGTCCTCATTGGGATGAGCCTAATGTATTGGCTCACATGAGGTTGAGTGACCGAGTTGGTCCAAATGGTGAGAAAGTATTGCATCTTGAGGAGTTGCAGTCAGACTGGCATCAAGAGGGGCGCGAAAAAGGATACAAGCCAAGCAATTTGCAAGATATGAAATTGCCTGAAAATTATTTAGTGAAACAAGATACAGAATCAAGCGGAAACCCTTATGCCATATTTGATGAGCAAGGAAATCCATTGACTGCTGGGTTTCATAAAAATAAAGAATCTGCTCTTAATGAGTTTTTTAGCAATAAATTTAAAAACGCCGTGCCCGACGCCCCATTCAAAAAGAACTGGGAAGAGCTTGCACTCAAACAACTGATCAATCATGCTGTTGAGAACGGCTATGACAAGATAGCCATTACACCTGGCGCAATTCAAGCTGATCGCTATGATTTGAGTAAGCAAGTTGATCGGATTGCTTTCAATCCTGAAAATGGATATTTCCAAGTAATGAAAAATGGCAATTCTTTAGCTGGAATGCCTGCTAAATTATCTAAAGAAGAATTGCCAAATTACATAGGCAAAGATTTAACCAATAAATTGTTGTCATCAGAGCCTGTCGGTCAAGGTATGCATCAATTGCAAGGGGATGATTTAAAAATTGGCGGTGAGGGCATGAAGGCCGCCTACGACCAGCGCATACCCAATATCCTGAATAAGCTTGGCAAACCGTTTGGTGCACAGACCGAAATGAATGCCATGCCTGTTGAAACAGGAAAACAAGTTATGGTTCCTGACAATGCAGGGTTGGGGATGATTAGTTCTGGTCAGCCAGAAACCGCAAACCTTCATACTTTTGACATTACACCCGAGTTGAAACAACAAGTTCAAACTCAAGGCTTGCCTCAGTACAAAAAAGGTGGTGAAGTTCACATGGCTGGAGGTGGAACAATAGCTAAAATGGCAGAAGAGATTGCCGCCAAGCTTGGACAGAAGATTTTGCCTGCGGCTGAGGCTGAGGCCAATAAAGCCAAGTTTCTTGAACCAAGTCAAGTAAAAGATGTTTTGTATCGTGGGCAACGTAAAGTTCCAAAAGCAGATAAATTTATCATGACTCAAGGTCGTGAAAATCCTTCCTTCACAACTGACCCTGAAGTTGCAAACGTCTATTCACGCAAACTTGATACCTTACAACATGGGTCAGGCTCAACATCTGTCCCAGTTCACCTTCAAATGACCAACCCCTTGGATATCAGGAATTTAGGTGATCACGTTCAATTAGATGAATTTGTGGATATGCTCAAACATGATTTAAGCAAACCATATGGAGATAAATCCATGGGTTATCATGATTTGGCCAATATGTTGGATGAGCTTGATGAAACTGCTTATAAAACAAATGCAAACCATGAAATTTCAGCCACCGATTCTTCTGGTTTAGGAAGAATTAGAGATTTTGAGCAGTTGGGCAATGAAATTCGCCATGCTGGTAAATCTGGAGATGTTGACAGAATATTGAATGATTTATTGCCTAATGTTTCAATTGATGCATATTCTTTAGGCGATTCTTTACCAATAACTCGTGAACTTAAAAAACAAGGCTATGATGGTTTAATACACAAAGATGTATTTGATGCGGGTATGCCTTATTACCAAGGTAACCCAAACAACATTGAAGAAGGTCAAACGGCAAGTCACATAATTGATACTTATAGGCCATTTTATCAAGGTCAAATTAAATCAGCCATTGGTAATCAAGGCACATATGATGTGACCAATCCCGATATTACAAAGAAACATGGTGGCACAATAAGCAAAGACGCCATGTGGATGGAAGTCCAAGACAAAAAGTTTAAAAGGAAGTAATCATGGCAACACAAATGCCTATTGAACAAGACTACGGACGTTTCGTCGATGGTATATCAGAGCCAGATGATGACGGAAATGTAATGGTTGAGTTGCCAGACGAAAGCTCCGACATCATTGAGATGGATGATGGCTCGGCTGTTGTCAGCTTTGGTGAGGACCTTGAAGGTCCCATGGAGGACGAAGACTTCTACCAGAACTTGGCAGAAACCTTTGACGTGTATGATTTAGACAACATTGCCAAACGGTATTTGGGTTTGATCGAGAACGACAAACAAAGCCGTGAGGAGCGAGACAAGAAGTACGAAGAGGGTCTAAAGAGGACTGGCCTTGGCAACGATGCGCCAGGTGGTGCCAACTTCATGGGTGCCAGCAAAGTGGTCCACCCCGTGATGGCCGAGGCTTGTGTGGACTTTGCATCCCGCGCCATTAAAGAGCTTTTCCCGCCTGATGGTCCCACCAGAACAAAGATTCTTGGTGATGTGGATGAGGACAAGGTCAAGATTGCCGAGCGTAAGCGCGATTGGATGAACTGGCAACTGACCGAGCAGATTGAGGAGTTCCGCGACGAACAAGAGCAGTTATTGACCCAACTTCCTCTTGGCGGCTCCCAATACATGAAGATGTGGTACGACGAGAACAAAAAGCGCCCTTGCGCTGAGTTTGTGCCCATTGACAAGATTTACCTGCCCTTTGAGGCGGCCAACTTCTACACATCCCAGCGTGTGACCGAAGTCAACACCATCTCTAACTTTGAGTTCCAGAACCGTGTTCGCTCAGGTTTGTATCGTGATATCAGCTTGATTCGCGCCTTTGTTGAGCCAGAGATGAGCCACGCAGAGAAGGCCAATACCAAGATTGAGGGTAAGCGCTTTGAGGAGAACGAAGACGGTGTCAGAGACGTTTACCATATCTACACATGGCTTGAGCAAGACGAGGACAAGAGAACCAAAGGCAAGTCAGCGCCTTATATCCTCATGATCGACAAGTTGGACGAGAAGGTTGTTGGACTCTACCGTAACTGGGAAGAGGGCGACGAGACTTGGACCAAGTTGGATTGGTTGATTGAGTTTAAGTTTATCCCTTGGAGGGGTGCATATGCGATTGGTCTCCCTCATCTCATTGGTGGATTGTCCGCCGCCCTCACTGGTGCGCTTCGTGCACTCATGGACTCAGCCCATATCAACAACGCGGCCACCATGCTCAAGCTCAAGGGTGCGCGTATGTCGGGTCAGACCGACCAAGTCGAGGTAACGCAGGTTGCTGAGATCGAAGGGGCGCCAGGTGTCGATGACATCCGCAAGATTGCCATGCCCATGCCCTTCAACGCTCCTAGCCCAGTGCTCATGGAGTTGCTTGGATGGTTGGACAACGCGGCCAAAGGCGTGGTCTCTACCTCTGAGGAGAAGATTGCCGACGCCACCAACAATATGCCTGTTGGAACTGCCCAAGCTTTGATCGAGCAAGGTGCCCACGTTTACTCTGCCATCCATGCTAGATTGCATGAATCCCAAGCCAGAGTGCTCAAAGTGCTGGCCAGATTGAACCGCTGGTACTTGGACGAGCAGAGACGCGGCGAGGTGGTGGTTGACTTGGACATCCATAAGGATGATTTCAAGCGAAATACGGACGTTATCCCTGTTTCTGACCCACACATCTTCTCTGAGACCCAAAGAATGGCTCAGACGCAAGCTGTGATGCAGATCATGCAGAACAATGCTGACCTGTTCAACCGCAAAGCAGTGATCGAGCGCTTCCTCAAGCAGATGAAAGTGCCCCAGATCAATGAGTTGATGGTCATGGAGCCTGAAGATAAGATGATTGACGCCTCTCAAGAGAACATCTTGATGATGGGTGGCCAACCTTCTAAGGCTTATGACGAGCAAGATCACCTTGCCCACATCCAATCTCACCTTGATTTCTATCAAGACCCCGTTTTTGGTGGCTCAAACCCCTTGGTTATGCCCCAATTGCTCCAGCCGATGGTCGAACATATCCAAGATCACTTGGGTAAATGGTACCAAGCCCGCATGAATGAGTATGTAAACAGCGCTTTGAAGCACCAGCACTTTGATTATGACAATGAAAAAGTCACAAAGGGCATGGATAAGCTGTATGCACTGGCCGCACAGCACGTCAAACAAGACTCTGCTACCACTTTCCAGTACATCATGCCCATTTTCCAGCAAATGATGCAACAAGTTCAGCAGTTGAAGCAACAAGCTCAGCCTCAAGACCCTGATGCACAAGCTTTGATCCAGACTTCTATGGCTGAAACCCAGCGCAGAGCGGCCAGAGACCAGATGGATACCCAACTTGAGAAGGCTAAGATTGAATCTGAGGACCAAAGAGAGGCCGCTAGACTAAAAGCGGAGATGGACAAGTTTGCGGCAGACACACAGATGGGTGTGGCCATGAACGCAGAGGACAACTTGACCAGAGAGCGTATCGAATCAGCAAAAATATCCCACAACGCGGATAAATTGCGAAATGAGCAGGTGAAAACTGCATTGGACCTTGAGAACAAGGCTCAATCTTATTTAGGAGGACAAAATGTCTAGTGATAACGAGCAAAAGTCTGTGGAAGTTCCCCAGCACAAGCGCCTCGCACAAGGAGTTCCACTTGATGGCACTTCCATGGGCGGAAAAGGCAGTTCAGAACCCAAACAACAAGGAGGCTTAGCACAAGCACAGCACAAAAAGAAATAAATGGTAACCGTCTCACAACTCATATCCGTAATCAAGAAACGACAAGCTGAAATAGCTTTTTCTCTTGGAGCAGGAAATGCTTCTACATGGGAATCGTATCAACGGATGGTGGGAATATACATGGGTCATCAAGAAGTACTTGATACCGTTAATAATTTGTTAAAAGAAGAAGAGGAAAAAGAGAATGAGCGATAGCACAGTAGCTTCTAACGAAGCTGAGATGAATTGGGCCTTTCCAATTGTAGATCCTGGTGCGAAGCCTCTTGGTGCAAGAATCTTAGTTCAACTGAGACGTACGAAGAAGAAGACACAAGGTTCAGGAATCATATTGGTTGAGGAAACAAAAGAAACCGAGAAGTGGCAAAACATGGTGGCCAAGGTCATCGAAATCGGCCCTCTCGCGTACCGTAATAGAGATACCATGGCACCGTGGCCCGAAGGCTCATGGACTGCTGTTGGTGACTATATCCGCGTCCCCAAGTGGGGCGGAGATCGCTGGGAAGTCCAAGTCCAAGGCGATGACGAGCTTGAAGAGAAAGCCCTCTTCATGATTCTTAATGATCACGAGGTGATTGCAAAAGTCACTGGTGACCCCTTAGCCATGAAAGCATACCTATGACCACAGATACCAAAGAAAAAGACCTTGATCTCAAGATCAACGAAGAGACAGACGGTTCAGCAACCATTGAACTGCCTGATGACTTGATGCCCCCCGATGATGGGGAAGACGTCAAAGCCGCCGATGCAGTAGGTGACGACGGTGGTGAAGACCATCCTGATGACACCGAAGCCATTCGTGCCGCAAGACGCGCCAAGCGCAAGTACAAGAAGGAAATTGCCAAGGCCACCTCCTCGGAGAAAGAGGCCCAATTGAACCTTTTGAGACGTCAAAACGAAGAGTTGATGTCTAGGCTTGCAGTAGTCGAGAAAAAGACCCACAGCGCTGATTTAGCCCGCATTGACAAGGCAATTGAAGACCAAGAATTGCGTCTCCAATATGCCAAGATGAAGATGTCCGAGGCCATGCAAGCGTCTGACGGTGATGCCTTTAATAAGGCTCAAGAACTGTGGGACGAGACTCGCACAGCTATCAAGGACTTGAAGGGATATAAAGAATCCTATACCAAGCCCCAGCAGACGAACAACATCCCCGATCCAGAGTTACAGCGCCACGCCGCCAACTGGATGGAGAGAAACAATTGGTACAAACCCAACGGTGGCGACATCGATAGCGACATTGCTAAAAAGATCGATGAAGCCCTTGTTAAAGAGGGTTGGAATCCAAAAAGCGAAGATTATTGGGATGAACTCGATAATCGCTTGCAAAAGTACCTACCACATAGATACAATGGTGACAAGGACGTGAGTTCACAGACGAGAAGACCTAGAAGTGTAGTAGGTAGCTCAGGCCGTGAGAGCATCGCAACCCAAGGAGGGCGTAACGTATTTGTCCTCTCACCAGAACAGGTGAGGGCAATGAAAGACGCAGGAATGTGGGACAACCCTGACAGCAGGGCGCGAATGATCAAACGATATGCTCAAGAAGCTAGAAACAAACAATACTAAGGAGTCTCGAAAATGGAATCACGTTTAAAAAAATCCCTAACGGGCGCAGGCCGCGCAAGTCATGCAAGCCAAGATAGCGACAGAGCCGCCCCAGAAGAGAAGTTCATGACAGCGCAGGAACGTCGTAGGATGTGGAGCGAAGAGTGGACACAGAGTGCTTTACCCAAGACCCCAGATATCCCAGGGTGGCACGTTTGTTGGTTGTCAACGACTAACAGCTACGACACGATTGATAAGCGTATGCGACTTGGCTACGTCCCTGTTAAACAGGAAGAGGTACCAGGCTTCGAGAACTACCGAGTCAAAAGTGGAGAGCACGTTGGTTTTGTATCTTGTAATGAAATGCTCTTGTTTAAGCTTCCAATGGATGTTTACCAAGACGTCATGACGCAAATGCATCATGAGCTACCAAACGACGAAGCGGACAAAATCCGCGTCCAAGTTGAGCAGTTACAAGGTCAAGCACAAGACAGCAACGGACGATCACTCGCAGAGATCGAAGGCGATGGTTTAAGGCAATTAAGTCGAAAAAATGTTCCGATGCCAATCTTTCAAGGCTAAGAACGATTTAAGGAGAAAACTATGTCAGCAACTAGTGCTCCATTTGGCTTGAGACCTGCGTTCCACCCTTCTGGTTTGGACCGCGCACAGGCTCTTGCTGGTGGCATTGCTTCTGGATATTCAAGCAATATCCTCAAAGGCCAACCCGTCATTTATAACTCATCCGCTGGAACTATCGGTGCAGTCACCACTACTGGTGCTTGGACTGGAGCTTTTGCAGGTGTGGAATGGACTGACTCAACTGGTCGTCGTCGTGTGAGCAACTACTGGCCCGCCAGTACAACTTACATCACTGGTTCTTGCGTCGCTTATTTCTACAACGATAACAACATCGTTTATGAAATCCAAACTGATGCAACAATCGCTCAAGCCTCAATTGGCAACGAGTACAACTTCACTTCCGCTAACTTGGCCGCTGGTTCTACCACTACAGGCTTGTCACAGTGCACTTTAGGTGTATCGACAGCCGTTGGTAACACTGGACAAGGTCAAATGCGCGTCGTTGATATTGCTCCATATGTGGACAATGCATGGGGTGATGCCTATGTTGTTGTTCGTGTCGTTAACTCACAGTCTCAGTTCTTCGGTTCTGTGACAGCATTTGCATAAGGAGCTAAATCATGGCCGCACCAATGCGAAGTACGGACTTTAGATCCATTGTTGAACCTATTCTTAACGAATGTTTCGATGGAGTCTATGACCTCCGTGAAGATGAATGGTCTCGTGTTTTCCGCGAGCAAGATGGTATTCCCCGTAACTACCACGAAGAGCCTGTCCTTTATGGATTTGGCGCCGCTCCCCAGTTGCCTGACGGTACTCCCGTTACATATCAACAGGGTGGCGTGCTCTTCCTCCAACGCTATATCTACAACGTATACGGCCTAGCCTTTGCGTTGACTAAAGTGTTGGTTGAAGACGGCGACCATATCCGTATCGGTCAAGTGTATGCTCGACACCTCGCTCAATCACTGATTGAGACTAAAGAAACTCTCTGTGCAAACATTTTGAACAGAGCTTTCAATAGTTCTTATGTTGGTGGTGACGGCGTATCGTTGATCAACACTGCTCACCCAATCGTGAACGGTACATTCAGCAACCAATTGGCAACTTCTGCTAACTTGTCTCAGACATCTCTCGAACAGATGTTGATTCAAATTCGCCAAGCTGTTGACAACAATGGTAAGAAGATTCGTTTGGTGCCCCGCCAGTTGGTCGTGGCCCCAGGCAACATCTTCCAAGCTGAAGTGTTGTTGAAATCTGTGTTGCGTACTGGTACAGCAAACAATGACTTGAACCCTGTTAAGTCAATCGGTTTGTTGGACGAAGGCGCCGCAGTTATCTCTCGTTTGACATCAGCCACAGCATGGTTTGTTCAAACTGATGCGCCCGAAGGCATGAAGCTTTTGATGCGTCGTCGTTTGGAGAAGACCATGGAGGGTGACTTCGAGACTGACTCTATGCGTTACAAAGCGACAGAGCGTTATATCCCTGGGTATACCGATCCACGCGCAATGTTCGGCACAGCAGGCGTATAAGCCTAACGGGGAGGGGCTAAAACCTCTCCCCTTTTTTAAATCTGATCAAGCTTTTCAAGGAGAAGATCAAAATGCCTCAATTTTCAGACGACCTATTCTTAGGTTCTGCCCCCACCTACATGGGGTTGACTAAAAACGCAAACGCGGTTGTTTTCACTGGAACAATTTCTTCAACTACTCTGACTGTCACTGCTCTCCAATCTGGAGATCAATTGGCAATTGGTATGTATGTTCAAGGTTCAAGTGTTACAGCTAATAGCTACATTACAGCTTTCGTATCTGGTACTGGTGGAACTGGCACATACACATTGAGCCAATCATCCACTGTTGGATCAGCCGAAACAATGTACGCATCTGGTAACGTATCTTTGGGCGATCCCTCCCCCATGCCTTTGGGAGTTGGGCCTCTTGGTCGCGTTTACATTTGGGATGTTGTTCCCGAAGCTTCTGCTACCAATAACATTTCTGTTGCCGCTTCTTATAGCACAGCAGGTAATGCAACATTGGCCGCAGGCACAAACACAACTTCTGTTGTTCGTTCTGACGGTACTACCGTTATTCAACTGGATTGCCCACGCGCAGTGAGCATCACAATTGGTACAGGTACGATTACCGCTACAAACGTGACAATCTCTGGTTACGATTACTACGGTCAAGCAATGACTCAAGTGATTTCAACTGGAACCACACAATCCACAACTGTGAACGGTAAGAAAGCTTTCTATCAGATTTCTTCTGTTGCTGTTGCAGGTAACTGCGGTGGAACGATTGCTGTTGGTACAACTAACATCTTTGGTTCACCAATCAGAATCATCGACGGTGGCTACATCATCGATCCAGGTTGGGCTGGCCAAATCGCTCCTGACACAGGAACATTTGTTGCCGCTGACATGACTAACCCTGCTACATCAAGCACAGGTGACGTTCGTGGCACATACGCCCCCAACACTGGAACATACACTGTAAATGGTCAAAACCGTTTGGTTATCTCCATCGCAGTGCCAGCAATCGCCGCAGGTCCCAATGCCACTCGTTTGGGTGCATTAGGTGTTACTCAAGCCTAAGGAGAAATAAACCATGGCTAAATCAATGAAAGGCGCAGGCGGCTTCAGCCAAATGCCCAAAATGATGACAGACGAGCCTTCAGTTATTCTGAAGCTCAAAAAGGGCGGCCACGTCCACATGAAGCACAAGAAGGAAGAACATGGTCACAAGACTATGGAACACCATGCTATGGGCGGAATGAGTGGCGTTCCTATGGCACGTCCCATGGGTGTTGCTCCTGCTTTGGCTGGTGCCGCTCCCATGAAGCCTTCTTTGGCTATGCGTCGCAAGGCCATGGCTACTCCTTTGATGAAAAAAGGCGGTAAAGCCAAGCACCACGCTGAAGGCGGAGATATTGCTCAAGACAAAGCTCTCATCAAGAAAGCTTTCAAAGAGCATGATGCCCAAGAGCACAAAGGTGGTAAGGGTACCAAATTGCACCTCAAGCATGGCGGCAAAGCACACCACAAATTCGCTAAAGGCGGAAAAGTTGGTGACGGTTTGGCCAAAGGTTTGGACGCATTTGAGACCAAAACTACCATTGAGAATGACGAGAAGCCCTACGTTTCTACCAAGATGGACACTGCCAAGCGTGACACAGCTCACGGTACAGGTATGGTCAAAGAAGGTAATGCAGGCGGCTACAAGCGTGGCGGTAAGATCCATCACCATGCTCATGGTGGTAAGGTTCACCACATCTCTGGTCATCCTGAAGGCTCACACGAGCACCACAAGCACATGGCCAAGCACCATGCCGCAAAGCACAAAGAAGGTGGTTCAGCTCATCATCACAAAATGCACGAGCACCACAAACACTTGGCTAAGATGGCTAAAGGTGGTCACTATGCAACTGGTGGAACAGTGGGTTCAAGAGTTCCCGCTGATACCAATGAGGGCAATACCGCAGGTAAAGTCGTAATGGGTGGAACCATTGAGGGCAATGAACACTATTTCGAGAATACCGATTTGCACTCAGCACGTCGTGACAACGTGAGTGGCACCAAAGGTGTGAGTATGTCTAACGCAGGCGGATTCAAACGCGGCGGTAAGGCACACCACAAGTATGCTACTGGCGGCGCTATTGAAGGCAATGAGATGAAATATGCCATCAATAACGTAGACGGCACACCAAAGGGCAAAACCAACACTAAAACTGGTGAAGTGAAAGAGTCCAATGCTGGTGGTTTCAAGCGTGGAGGTCATGCCGCAAAAAAGCACTTCGCCACGGGGGGCTCTGTTAATAAACAGGGGTCTGCCGTGGTAATGCCCCAAGCGCATAAGCCTGCATCCAGAGCGGTTCACATCAATGAACTCTCTGGCACCTTCAAAAAAGGTGGTAGGGTAAAAAAGTTTGAAGTTGGTGGTCCCACTGGCGACGCGATCATTGATCGTGAAAACGCTAGAAGGCAAGCAGAGTTGAATACTACAAAGTATGAAAACGAGCACCCCTTCCGCACAATGTTTAACAATGTTAAAGATTTTGTGATGGGTCCATCGACACCCGCAGGAAGCGTTACCAAGACCAAAGAATCGGTCACGGTTGCACCGCCCAAAAAACGCGGTGGAAGTGTTAGGCGTTAAATAAGGTGGGGGCTTCGGCTCCCACTCTTTAAGGAATACATCATGAGTAATGGAATCGTTGCTTCAGTCACTCGCGCAGGAACCTATGAACCTTTTAATCTTCAGGTTTCACGCAATCAGATTTCTGGTCACACACCAATTCAAATTTTTGGTTATGGGTCATCAGTGACCAATAGCTATATCCCTGCTTGGGAGGCAAATACTGCTTACACTTATTTGTCAACAGCACAACAAATGACTGTTGTTAGTACATCAGCTTCTGACAATACATCAGCATCTATTGTTATCAACGGTTTAGACTCAAACTTTAACCCAATCAGTGAAACATTGTTCTTGAATGGAACAACTGCTGTCACTTCGGTTAACAGTTACTTGAGAATCAATGGTATCAACTTGGCATCTGTTGGCACTGGACAGACCACAAACGTCGGTATCATTACTTGCAAGTACAGCTCAACAACTTATGCTGAAATTTTGGCTGGTGCAGGCAAAAGCCAAATGTCAATTTACTCGGTGCCAAATGGATATACGTTTTACTTTGTGGACATCAATATCCAAGCAGGTAATGTCTATACATCGAGCTACTACTTGAATTATCGTGCTCAAGTCACAAACAATTCAGTATCTCCTTCCATTACATCAACAGTTTTGACAACACCATTTGTTGAAACTTTCATTGCAATCAAACAATTTCCTTTTGGTTTTGCATCAAAGTCTGACATTCAATGGCAATTTGAAACAAGTAATTCTGCCTTGACTGTTCCTGTTGGAGTTATTGTTGAAGGAGTTTTGATTCCAAATAACAATTCTGTCACAGGCGTAGGTACATAATGCCTAGCAAATCTCATGCTCAACACAGGCTGATGGAGGCCGCCGCTCACACTA